AGCTCCAGCCTTCAGATGGTTCTGGTGCACAATTCCGTTGGTTAAACTGGATCGGTCACAATCTGATTGACTATGTTGAACTTGAAATCGGTGGTCAGCGCATTAACATTATCAGTGCTGAAAAGTATCACGCTCCTATCGCTTGTTGTGCGGCATAGGAAAAAAACGTTAAGTAGTGACACAATATCCAAAATCATCTGACCAATGATTCATTGTTAAAAGGATACTACAGATACTAGTCATATATTTGAATTAGCCAATTAAATATAATGGCAACACTTTCAAATTGTTCGGGAAACCCCCAAAACCTGTATAAAATTGAAATTTAATATTTATTAAATATCAATGGGTACCAAGTAAATTCCGAAAGGTGTTTATGGCAGAGATATAAACTCTGGTATGGTAATAATCCACAGGATGAAATTGCTTTTGAAGAGCAATTAAAACGGGCAATCCGCAGCCAAGTTCCTAACACATTTTAATATAAAAATGCTATGGAAAAGGTTCAACGACTAAACGTTAGTGGGTGTTATTGATAATAATCAATAATGCTTAAGATATAGTCTGCTCCCCTTGGAAACTCGGGGTCAATTTATAAAGAAATATAAACACACCTTATATTTTTGATAAATTGAGTCAATATAATTACAACTATATTGATAACAAATCGTGATAAAATTTATGGTGACTGGCTCCATATCTGGAACGAACTCACCCAAGAACCTGGTAAACAAGCAGGTTATGCCAAGATGGTTGGTAACGTTCCTGAACTTACCAATCTTCTCTATCAGGGTGGTTCAAGTTGCGACAATGATTGCTATGGTGGCGAACCTCTGTCATCTGAAGTCATTACCAGTTGCTCCCCTATGTATACCTTATACATTCCCCTTCAGTTCTGGTTCTGTCGCAATCCTGGTCTAGCTCTTCCTCTGATTGCTCTTCAATACCATGAAGTTCGTATCAATATTGAGTTTAATTCACTCAATAATCTCTGTTGGGACTATTCCAACAGCGGTGACCCTCATGCCATTCGTACCCGTGTCGGTCAGACTGGTCTTGCAGCTGCATCACTCTATGTGGATTACATCTACCTAGACACGGATGAACGTCGTAAATTCGCCCAAGTGTCACATGAATATCTCATTGATGTTCTCCAATACACTGGTTCTGAATCTATCACGTCATCTGCCAATAAAATTAAGCTCAATTTTAATCATCCCGTAAAAGAGCTAGTTTGGGTGGTGCAACGTGATTCATACGTGTCATGCGATGATGCCGTTATTAACCCGTGGAAAGGTCAGCAACCCTTTAACTATTCTGATTGGTGGGATCGTTCCGTTCTTGAATCTGGTTATTCAGTGACGCGTGTGGAAGGTATGGCTGGCAAGAACCCCACGATTACCGCCCTTCTTCAACTGAACGGCCATGATCGCTTCCAAGTTCGCGATGGTAACTACTTCAATCTCGTCCAACCTTACCAACATCACACGAATATCCCTGCAGTTGGTATTAATGTATATTCCTTTGCATTAAAACCTGAAGACCATCAACCGTCAGGGAGTTGCAACTTGAGTCGTATTGACAACACGACTCTTCTACTAACTGTGTCAAACAACGCAGTTGGTCTCAATCTGTCATCTTCTGTACGCGTTTATGCCACAAATTACAACGTACTCAGGGTGATGAGCGGAATTTTATGTAATCTGATAAAAGACGTTATAATTATCATCGTTAAGTTAATATATTTAATGATGATAATTATGATAGTCGTATCAGATGCTACACCTGTTCCGAAAAGCAAGATGCCCCATACAAGAATGGGGGTAAACATTTTAACTTGCTAGTAGTTTTGTTTTTGAATAAAACTGCAAGACAACCTGGTTGCGGGAAGATCCTTATTGCTTTAACTACTACTTTTTATTAGGAAACTAATAGAAATACTCGGGGTAATGACCTAGAGCATAGTAAAAACGTTAAAGATTGGAAAATCCGCAGGTGAGAATCTAAATCCGTTATGATAGGATATGATTCCATTTCAGAGACTGCAAAGGTGTCGGTATTCAATGAAGGTCTAATCAACCAGAGAATGCTTAAGGTACAGTCCGTCCATATAGGAATATAATGGAAAGCTAAATATTGGGGTGGTAAACTATGCTACCAAGTGTCTCAGCAAAATCTGAGGCAAGTTTTATATCGTGTTATTTATAAAAATAACAAAGCAACACCGTCAAATTGCGGGAAACTCCTGTCAAATCAATTGTACCGTTCCAGAACTGAAAAGTCTGTCTGGCAACACCATTGGGAAACTAATGGGTATGGTAAGAATCAATTGAATAAGGACAATCCGCAGCCAAGTCCTAAACGTTTATTAAAAAACGTATGGATGCAGTTCAGAGACTAAATGTCGGTGGGTTAGTATAAAAACTAATCTAAGATAGAGTCCGTCCTCCTGGAAACAGGACTATTATGAAGAATTACTATTAGACGATATACTAATATTAAGGAGAGCATAATGGGTTCTAATAAAATAGAATGGGTACAACGTTAGCATACAGTAATTAAACATTACTATTTTTTGTATATAATCAACTAAAATACATAATAAAAATACAATAAAACATCATAAAACATCATAAAAATAAAATTGATTATTAATTTTATTTATAAAGTAGATAACTAGTTTATAAATGGAAGAATTATTCGTTTGATATTATTAAAATGACTGAATTAATAAAATTGAAATTATAATCTGACTTGGTTTAAACCAACAAAATGAATACTTGTAAAGCAATCGTTCAACAAGGCCCACGAAAAGGGCAACAATGTTTAAAAGATAAAACAAATAATGAATATTGTGTATATCATCAACGTAATCATGAATATGATACATTAATTAGTAAAAATATTAATGTATGTGGTATGTTTTATAGAGGATGTAATAATGAATTATCAGATGATGATATTCAAAACAATATTAAAAATTGTCATAGTTGTCGTAAACATAAATCAGAGAAACATTATCCTTGTCAACATAAAGGTTGTACTGCATATATTGTAAATGAAGTAGATAAATATTGTAAAAAACATATTAGACAGTTACTTAAAGATAATGAAAAAGAGGAAAATATTAAATATTGTGATATTGATAGAGGATGTTTTAATAAAATCATATCAGGAAATAAATGTGAAGCATGTAAAAATAAAGATAAAAAAGAATCGGAAAATGAAATAAATAAACTTAGAAAGAAATATGGTATGTCAGACAATCAAATAGTTGAAAATATACTTCAAAGTACACAAGAAGAAAAGACAATTTCAGTATCAGAATTATGGAGATGTATTCAGAAGGGAGCATATTCACGTTCTTTATTATTTACAATTACTGAATCTGATTTTGAAAAAACTGTAATTCAACCATGTTATTATTGCGGATTTGTGTCAAAATCACGATTAAATGGTATTGATAGAATTAATAATAATAAAGGTTATACAGTTGAAAATAGTATAACTTGTTGCACAATGTGTAATATTATTAAAAATAAACAACATCCTAATGAATTTCTTGATAAAGTAAATATAATTGTTAATAAACAATTGAATAATAAAGATATTGATATTTCTTATATTAATAAATGGAAAGGATATTTATCAAAAAATATTCGTAATTCATATAACTCTTATAAACATAAATGCAAAGATAATAATCTTGAATTTCTACTATCTGAAAATGAATATAATACAATTATAAATGGAAAATGTTATATTTGTGGAATATCTAATATGGAAAATCATAATAATGGAATTGATAGGTTTGATACAACAATTAGAGCATATATTGTAGGAAACAGTAAAACTTGTTGCGGTCATTGTAATGTAATGAAAGGTGCATTATTATATGATAATTTTGTTACTAAATGTATTCAAATTCATAATCATAATTGTGATAGAAAAATGTTTGAAAATATACCACATTATGAAATACTACATTATCGTAATGAATACTATACAGCAGATGATATATTTACTTTTATGACAAATGGAACATATAATAATTATTTAGAATGGTGTATAGAAAAAAAGAAAAGCTCTGAATTTATTTCAACAATGAATATTATAATGAATTTTGATACTTTAAATCAACTAAATAAAAGTAATATTATTGAAAGAATTCAAAATGAACTTAAATTAGAAAGAAATAGAAAATCAATAAATGAAAAATCTGACGATAAAAAATATATTCAATCTCCTACATTATATGCATATTTAACACAAGGAAAAACTGAATACTTTAAGGAATTATATAATTCCAAATATACAATTACCGATTTATTTGAAATTCAATTAAATTAAGTAATTAATACATTACCTACTTTAACTAAAATGGAAGGAATTGAATTATGTAAAAAATTCCTAAAGAATGAGAAAAATAGAAGAGTAGTACAAGATAGACGCGAAAAAGAAAGAAAAGTTACAC